GGCCCCTGTACAATACGCAGAACGGTCCTCAGCCTTGCACTGAACAGTCGTGCCTACGAGACCAAACACGCCCGTTCCACCGATTCCACCATTGCCTCCACTGCGAGCCATTTATATTGTTCAGACATTAAATTCAAGCAACGGGCTTGGCCACCTTCGGGCGGACCTTCTTCTCCTTGGGCGGAGCGTTTGGGTCGACCGGGGCCTTCTCTGCCTTGGGCTTCTTCTCCGTCGTAGGGTCCTTGATGTAGTGCGGGTTGATGTACTTCTGGATGTTCAGGAAGGTCACCTGCGTGCCCTCCGGCGGGTGCAGCAGGGTCTGTAGGGTCGCGTCCATGGTGATGTTCTGGCCAGCCTTCAGGCCCTTCTGCTCCACGTACTCGTTCACCTTGCGGGTCACCTGGGAACGGGAGATCTTCTCACCGGCCGGCAGCGCCAGGAAGGCGCGCAGCTCAGGGGTGATGTCCAGGGGCTTGTTGAAGCCGTTGTTCTGGGCACGGGCAGCCGCCTTCTCACCAGACGGGTCCTCGATGTGCTGGCGGATCTTGCGCACATCCTTGCGCAGCGCCTTCAGCTCCTTGGCAAGCAGCTCCAGGGTAACGGTGGTCTCGGTCGTGGTGGCCATTTCTACAGTGTACAAGGTGCACTCCTTTAAGCCCTGTTACTCGAGTGCCCAAGCTGCAATGATCATCAGAAGCAAAATAACCACACCCGAGAGTACGAGATGCCAAACCTTGCGATCCTGGAGTCCCTCGGTCTTCCACCCGTCCCCGTAAGGACTCGGGTCGAAAGGGGCGGCCCCTTTCGTCTCGGTCGGCTCTGAACTCTGAGGGAGGTCGTCACCACCAAACCCAGGCGGAAGGGTCACGCCACCGGACGGACGAATTTCCACATCAAATCGGGGACCCATCGCTTGACCCCCAGTGCACCTGGGTACGCAGCACCCAGAATCACATGGGTACACGAGACCACTTTCCCGATTAATGTAACCACAGACCGTCTTGTAAGGGTCCATGGGATCAGCAAGACACATGCATCCCTTGTTCAGGAACTCTTGTTTGCACGAGTTCATCTAGCATTAAAGAAGATTTTTGTATTAGTACTATAATGGAGTACGCCAAACCCCAGAAGCTTCCGGATGGTCGTTACTTTCTGAAGATTTCGGGTCAGCGTCATCAAATCAACGGCATCGTGGCCCAGGACGGCCTCGCGTCCAAGTCGGTCAACTTCAAGATCGATGACCAGGCCGTGTTCGATACTATTGATGCCGAGCTGCTCGCCAAGGCCAAGGAGTCCAAGGTGGAGTGGTTCGGCAAGGAGTTGAGTGATGAGACGATCACGAATGCCTTTCAGGAGAGCGTGACGGATGGCGTCCTCGGTGCGTCCCTTGCCTCTGTGAAGGGTCAGGTGGTGACGCTCGCGTTCGATAGCCAGAAGAACTCAATGGCCCTCGAGGATGTGGTGGCCGGTTCCCAGTGCGACGTCGTGTTCGAGCTGGCAGGTCTGTGGTTTCTGAAAAAGTCCTTTGGTCCAATTTGGCGTGTGATCCAGGTGCGTGTCCGCACAGGCAGTCGGGTTCAAAACTTCCCCAAGGAATGCCTTTTCTCAGACGAGGTGGAGGAGGAGGAGGACCCAGCGGACTATCTGGACTGACCCGAAGGGACTGTCCTCCGAAAATTTATTCGCACGCTATAATAAATGGATCGCAAGGGCCTGGCTATCATGGTTCTCGCGGCGGTGATTCTCCTGCTCCTGGTCGCTCCTCAGAAGAGCCGTTTCGCCCAGCCTGGCGCGGCCGTTTCCGGCATGAACCTGTCCAACTCGAACTACGCCAATACGCACGCTCGTGCCAACTCCGGTCGCTCGGCCGGTGAGGTGCCCCAGGGTGAGGGTCCGTACCTGGCTGGTGGTGACATGAGCTCGGCCGGTCTGATTCCCCGTGAGGTTGTCCAGACGGAGGATTTCGGCCAGTTCAGCCCCGAGGCGATTCTGAGCGGCCAGAACTACATGGATCCACGTAACCAGATTGGTTACCCCGAGACCCTGGGTGGTGTGCTGCGCAACGCGAACCTGCAGTTCCGCTCCGAGCCGATCAACCCCCGCTCACCGGTTTCCATCTTTAACCTCAGCACGATCCCCCCCGACACCATGCGTCCCAAGTTCGAGATTAGCCCGGAGTACCAGTGAGCGTCCAGTTCCGCAGGAACTGTTCCTCCCCGCGCCTCTATAAGTTAAAAACAATGTAGTAGACATTCATAATGGAATTCAAAGCGGCAATGACCGAGTGGGTTACCCTTAAGGCCCAACTTCTTGCGGCTCGCAAAGATCTCAGCGTTCTGAATGGACGCGAGAAGGATCTTCGCAAGTTCGTAACGACTCACATGCAACAGCACGAGATTGACACCGTCCGTGTGCAGGACAAGGTCAAGGTCAATTTCAAAACCAAAAAGACCAAGGGTCCCATCACCAAGGATGTGATCAAGAAGGGCCTCGGGTCATTTTTCGGTGGAAATGAGGCTCAAGTCGAGGGGGCCTTCCAGGCGATCATGGATGCCGCACCCATGAAGGAGACGGCCGGCGTTACCGTGACGGGGCTTAAGGATCTGTAGCGTTGTTCTATTAAGAACAACCGGCATGGGTCTGAACGACGAGTACTCGCGCGACGCGTACAACTACGACGAGGCGTACGATTCAGACGCCTCGGACGATTTCGACCCGGAGCTCCATCCGGAGGACTGGCAAGACATGTACTCTCAGGAGATCCTCGACGGCTGGATGCACCTGCGTGAATATTTGGAACAGAATTACATCAAGTACCGAGCCGGGTACCCTCAGTTCGTCGAGCTCGTTCTCGAGCCGACCAAGTGGTACACGAATGAAGAGCCAGGTCTGATCCAGCAGACCTTGTGGAACTCCATTTCCAATTTGCCAATCATCTCAGAGCGTGTCTGTCCTCAGAACTTTTATGCGTGGATTGAAAATTATGTTGATTACTTGTAAATGATCGACATCACTGGCCCCAAGGTTCTCGCCCCAGCTCTGCTGTTCGCCGTCCTCAGCCCGGGCCTGCTGCTGGCTCTGCCGGCCGGCCAGGGCCTGCTGGTCCAGGCGGTGGTGCACGCCGCTGTGCTGTCCATCGTTTACTGGGCGATCGCCAAGTACGTGCTGGGCCTGAGCCTGACGACGGCCGACCTGTTCGTGCCGGCGGTGCTGTTCGTGCTGCTGACCCCAGGTGTGCTGCTGACCCTGCCCCCAGGCTCGGGTGGCATCTTCCGCAGCGGCCAGACGTCGGGCGCGGCGGTCGGTGTGCACACCCTGGTGTTCGCCATCGTGTTCGCGGGCCTGCGCTCCCAGTTCCCCCAGTACTACTAGGTCTGCGGCGACGGGCGTGCTCTAATTTACATTTAAAATAGAAGAATGGTCAAGTACCTGGCCATCGGTCCAGGAGCCATGGGCTACTTTAGCTTTTTGGGAGTCTTGACCAGACTAAAACAGGCGGGCCGACTTGATGAACTCGAAGAGATTTCGGGTGCGTCAGCCGGGGCCCTTTTGGCTTTTGTGTTTGCCCTGACCAAAGGGGACACCACAAAGGTTCTCGACTTTACGCTCACCGTGCCCATAAAGAAGATGATGAAGCCCAATATCAAAAGTCTCCTCAAGGAGTGGGGCCTCATTTCCAATTCAAAATTGCACACCGTCTTTTCGGACATGGTTGAGAAGTTCACGGGAAAGCGTACAGTGACCTTCAAGGAACTCTATGAATGGTACCCTATCAAGATTCACGTAGCCTCTTACTGTGTGAATACCAACAAGACGGTCTATTTCTCTGTCGACACGTGTCCGAATATGAATGTCGTCGACGCGGTCTGTGCCACGGTCGCCATCCCGTTCATCATTTCTTCGGCAAAATTGAACGACGGATGGCACTATGTGGATGGTGCGACCGCCGAGACGATCCCGTGCGCCCCATTCTTGGCCAGACCCCGTGATGAGGTCCTGGTCATTGCGTTTGGATGGACGAATCTTCCAGTCATTAAGGACATGAAGAGTTACGCCATGGCCCTTATCATGACCCAGATGCGTGGACGGGCCACTTACGACTTCCCAATTATCAACCTAAATTCGGGCGACCTGGACATTTACGACTTTTCCCTCGGCCAAGAGCAGAAGCTCAAGCTGTTCATGAAGGGTCTGGCTCAGTAATTTTCTCAACAATTTTCAAATGAAACATCACATCCGTTCCAGCCATGTCGTGAAGCTCTCGCGCAAGAAGATCACCGTCCGACGGAAGGACGGCACTTCGTACTCGTACGTGCGCAAGCCCACGACTCGGCGGGTCGCGTCAGTTCCCGCATATGACGTGGGCGCCATCGGCCGCTCCAAGAAGGTGATCGGCTCGCTGAAGGGCGGCATGCTCACCCGGTACGGGTATCACCCGGTCGAGGCGATGACCAATCGTCACAAGGCCCTGACCAAGGGCATCAGCAAGGGCGAGAAGCCTCTGTCCGTCATGCGTCGTCTGGTCGCAATCGGCACCCTGACCAAGCGGACCCTGCCTCGTGCGTCCCGCATTTACCGTCAGGACGCCAAGTGGATCAGCCGCAAGTACCTAAAGATTAAATAAATTCTAAGCATAAATTAAATCATGCCGACGATGCGTGAAATCCAGCAGTGGCGGCCCCGTGGGTCGGCCTCGGTGAACGGCTCGGTCCGTCACAACCGTCGTTTGGCCCTGACGACTGGGGTTCAGATGGCTCTGACGGCCCCGGTTCCGCAGCGCAAACAAGCGCTCAGACGCGAGCTCAAGAGGCATCCGGCCGTGGCGCTGTCGTGCCTGTCCCGCTCGACGCTCCGGCGCGTCCTTTTGACCCTGGGTTTCAGCCTCGCCGCGGTTAGTGCGATCATGCACTTCCCGAAGCTGCCTGCCGGTGGCCCTGCCGCCATGGCCCCCACGCCTGCAGGGAACGCTCCTGTGGCCGCACAGTCGTGGGGCCGACGTGCCATGAACATGGCGCCGACCCGTCAGCAGGCTATCAACGTCGGTGGCGCCGTGGCAACCGCGATCAACCCCTTGTACGCCATCAAATGGATCGTCGCTTCAGTGACGAGCCGAACCGTCACCGCCCTGGACAACCAGATTGAGCAGTACGAGGGTGCGGCTAATCGGGCCCGTCAGAACCTCGAGTTTTACCTGTCGTGGTCCATGTTCATTGCGTTCTTGGCTGTGATATCCCATTTTATTCCGAGAATTGCATACAACGTCCGTGCGACCGTTCACGTTCTGACCATGGGGAATGCAGACCAGGCTGCCATGTTGGCCGGCAAGGTTGGTACCAAGGCCATCGCGGGTGGGTCCCGTTCGCGCTCCCGGTCGCGTAGCCGTTCCCGGTCCCGTGGTCGGACCCTGCGCATAGGAGCGGGTCAGCCCACAAACACCCAACTCCTGGCTCGTCTCGGTTAAAAATTTCCGAGTCTAATTTAGTATGAAAATTAGTCAGATCAAGGATGCCATGGCCGCGGCAATGTTCGCGGCCGCCATGGTGGTCGTGTGGTCCGGGCCGGTCCCTAGGGAACTTGTTCTCAAGGGTCTAGGACTAGGGGTCGCAGTCGATACCCTATTTACCCTCAATCCCACGTGGCACGGCGCAGAGTGGAAAACAGGTCCTGTGCTGGCCAAGCTCACCATCGTCTCACAGGTTTTCATATTTGCATACATCTTGGCTACTCATGGATCGTTGCATTGAGCTTGCCCAGGATATCTGGTCTTCCCTTGGCCCTGGTTATTCCGAGCGCGTTTACCATAACGCGTTTGAAATCGCCCTTCGTGACGAAGGCCTCTCGTACGAGTCCGAACGGATCTTGCCGGTGACATTCAGGGGTCACAATGTCGGTAACCTCCGGGCAGACCTCATCGTTTCGGGCAAGTTCATCTTGGAGCTCAAGTCCACTTCGAGGCTCAAGGATGAATTTCGGAATCAAATTCGTAATTACATGAAGCTGACCGGTCTCAAGGCTGGGGTCCTCATCAATTTCCCAGACAAATCGGGCCCCCTGGAGTTTGAGAAGGTTGAGCCCCTGGTGGCTGAGCCACCCCCGGTGGACCTGATCGACTGCTAGACCGACCGTATGAATTGCCACTGGAGTTCGCGACAGATGGCCTCCCATATTCGGTCCTGGATGTACAATTTCTCTTTGGATTTGAGGAGGGGAAAGCACGGCAGGTACTCATCCTCCCCGAGGAGTTCACAGAATTTATACAGGGTAAATGAATAACTCAAAAAGTTTTTGCGATTCGCAGGCTTGACCTTCTCGAACGGTGCTTGAATCTTGTGGAACATGAGACGGAGCTTGTCTTCAAGGGCTTGAGGCATCGTTGGAGGGGTGATACC